TATACTTCGGCAGCATTTAGTATCTTGCTCTTTTGCCAAGGCAACTCCTCCCACTGCTGAATGATAGCGGTAGTGGTGAATGAGAAGCTATGAACTTGGGCGGCTTCGGCTATGGTAAAGAACACTGTGGTACGCTGTAGTTTTTCCCATATAGTGGGATAATTGCGTAAATCATTAGGGGTACAGGTGCTGAGCTGGGGAGCCAGCATACTCTCCCATACCCATTGCATTATTGGCTGTAATTTGGTGAATACCTCCCACGAGCTGTTTAAGCTGTAGTACTTCTCAAACTCATTCACGGTACTAATGATACCGTTAGAACGCTGTAGTTTACCTTCTGTGATAAGTAGCTCTATACAGTTGTTCAAGGCACGGTCGGCTATAGCGATAGACGAAAGACCCAAGTCACGCAAGTCGTACCAAGGTGACTTTTCCATCTTATCGTCAGTATAGTAGTTGCCACCCGTATTGGAGAGGTTTACCTTTAGAAATGGAATAGCATAGGCAATGGCATAATTGGCAACAGCTTTCTTTAGAAGTTCTAATGTCTCACCGCTTGCCTCACTAACTATCGTTTTAGAAACGTACGGATACACTTTCACACGGAGAGCCTCCTCAATATAGGTTTTGAGGAGTTCAAAATCCAAACGGTTAGAAACGTTAGTATATTGTTTGATTTCTTTAATATCTGTAAACATAGGCATTAGAATTTAGTCGTTAGATGACAATTGAAATTCGACAACAAAGCTATGCAAGTTACGGGTATTGTCGAAGGACAGAGGTTTCTGAGTAATTGGAATAGCTTTGAGCCACTCATTACCAATATGTAAGAAACACACGGGCGACTTGATTAGCTCCCACAGCACTTCTATTTCTTCGGGGAAGAGCCAACCGGTATTGAGCTTGTAGGTACGCTTGGTTTTCACTTGTGCCTTATAGTCTTCACTTTTGAGCACATTGTCGGAGAGAGTATGCTCGTAGTTCACAAGTGCTTCGTACTCTCCTGCAAATGAAAACCAATCAGGGCAGTAGTTTTGATTTTGAAACAGTGTACTGATAGGTGTACTGTTAGGCTCTGGTTTAGGTTCAAGGCTGAGAGTTTCCTTGCTAATGATAGCAGTAGCTCCATATGTAGCATCTGCGGTAGATCGTAAAAAACTGAAGTTAGCTACTCCTATCGGGTCCTTAATAGCTGATAAGTCAATAAGGTTCGAACCTATTTGTCCTAATGAGCGAGAGCGTACTTCTTGAGTGAGAGCCGATATCGAAATGAGGCTCTGAGAATAAGTGCTTCTCAAACGACACTGTGTAAGATAAGGGTAGGCTTTAGGTTTCTTTCCAGGTAAGTAATACAAATCAGTAATAGAATGAGTTCTAAACACCTTACCTTTAAAATTTGTTTCTGTAATCACTGCTGATATCTTGGTAGCCTTAAAGAGTTCTTTAGGAGTGATGAGTTTTTTAGTATTAACTTCCAAAGTAGGCGCAATATCTACGAAGAAGTTTTGTACTTCTTGACCTATATCAACAGTAGCTTTGCCGTCGAAAAAAACATAGTCGTAAGTTTGAATAGTTGTAAAAGCACGTCCGTAAACGTTAAACTCCATTGTAAGGGTAACAGTGATGAACTCACTTTCAGTCGAAGTTTGTCGTACGTGAGTAAGCTCTTTATCAAGACAGAAATAGACATTTTTAGTAATAAAATCAATATTTGTCTGCACGGTGATATTTACGTTTACCACCTGCTCGCTTCCCGCTGAAGAGGTTACCTTGAACCACCCTTTGTTTTCGCCTACTGTCATCAGTTCTGAAGAATGAGAGCGAAATTTCACCACTACTTTCTCCTTGCCATTATCTTTCAATTCTGTAACTTCTAAGAAGTCGGAGTTATTAATTGTGAAAGTTAAGTGGTTAGGGTTTTTGATAGTGAATATTCCTTCTGCACGTTCTTTCTTGTCTGTTTTTATTACATAGTTAAAAAGCTTTTTATCTATATGAAAGACAGTTGTGTCGTTGATGATGGTAAGATTGATAATAAAAATGGTTCCTAAACCATCTTCTCCTACTAAGTTATTCTCTTTAGTAAGCACTTGTGGTTTGGAAAAATCTACCGCTAACCCTTCTATTTTACCATTTTGTAAAAACTCATCAGAAAGAGAAAAGTCAGCAAATACTTTCCTCAAATCTTTATTAGTATCCCTTCTTATTCTTATATTGAATAGCCCTTTATTAGTAAAGATTTGGTTATATACATTTTGGTTTTGAAAATTTTCAATGAGTACAACTCCTTGTGCATAATCCTTTGTAAAACTATGACGAAGGGCAAAATTGCTACTTGAGGGGTTTGTAAGATTATAATTAAGAGTAGTGTCTCCCGTAAGCTCTTTGGTAACTATATTAAGCACCATATTGAGCACAAGTCTATCATTGGGTTTGGGTTGAGGAGGAGTAGTATTGTTTGTACGACGTAAAGTAATAACTGCCTCTTTTCGCTCTGTGGGAAGGTCTATTTCTGTAATTTTACCACTTTTTTCTTCAGTAGCAATTACGCCAAATGTAACCTTTATCTGTATATTTTCGTTTTCTGGCAACTTATTAAAGTTGTTGTAATGTAGGCGCAAATTGTGTTTGAGTCCCTTTAAATTATCTAACTCTTGCCCATCAGGAGCGAGAAGCTCTATATAATCATTAGGAGCTATACGCGCATAGTTGCGAAATCCTTTGTACTTCTTATAAATTGTAAGTAAATTCAATTCAGGAAATTGTACAGTAAGGATTTCGGTAGAAGGGATAGGTTGGGAGGGGTGCCATTCCTTCAGAATAGATGCTGGAGAAACTTCCCAGTCGAGTATGGGTTTTTCAACAGGGTAGCATATTTTACTGTATAAAAATCCTCCCTGTGAGGTACTTCCCACTCGGGTGGTGTAGCATTCTTCTGATGTATAGGTTCTAATAGGCATAGCGTTTGTATTTTATCAATTTTTTATATAGGTCTATTTCAAATTGCTCATTAGGTCGCCAAAACTCAATAGCAATGATCTTTGTAAAGAGAATAACGCGCTCTGGACGTATCTCTATTCTGTCATCAGGAAATACCAAAGGTAATTGATGTTCTAAATAACGGTGAACTTGCCAATTTTCTACAATTAAGTCGATATCCTTAGCGAGGTAGTTCTCGGAATATACCCCTTGCATTACCTTGGCAACTGAACCACATATCACGGGCAACTGCTCATCAGAGAACTCATTGAGTACGGCACTGTAGATAGTGTCGAGATAGGCATTTAGGCGATTATCTTTAAATATATTTAAATCGGTAAATGTGGTATACATTAGATAGCAATAGTTGTGATTTCTACTTGGTAGTGCTCTTTATCGAGCACAGTTTTGTTAATACTCTTGATAAGCATTCGTTGCTTGTAAGCGAGAATGGTATCACGTAGGGCAATATGCCTAAAACGGTTCTTATTGCATACGAAGCTCCAAGTGTATTCAGCAGCAGCAATACGCATCTTATACCATTCTTTCCAATATTCAGCTACTAATGGAGGCGTAAGTGCCTTGCGAAACCCTCCGTTGTTTCCGTCATACCAAATTAGTCCTATCGTAGCTTCGCCACTCTTGCGTGCAATAGGGGTATAATTTCCCTTGAACATCACACGAGGTAGGCAGTATCCTCCTATCTGTACTTCGGTAACATCAGTGAGCTTACTTGCTTCTTGTGGACTGAGCACTTGGTAACTATTATCAGTTACCTGTACAATAGGCAACTGATAGGATTTGTCGTCCATTTCTGGGAACTTGATAAGGTAAGACTGCTTGGTGAGGAAGTTTTTTTTAGGCTCTTGTACTTCCCAAGAGCGAAAGTCTTTAGCAAGTGAGCGTTCTTCTAAACGAATACGATTCATATAGAGCTTATTGCCCTCAATGGTCATATCGTAGTTCTTCCAATTCTTAATAGTCTTAACAAGTTCGCCAAAAGTAACATCGGGTACGGCACGCTTTAGATCTACAATGTTAGGGTTAATAACCTGTTCAATTACATTGCCATCCTCATTATGTTGTGCTACAATGTTCAAGTTCATTGTCAGCTGTGGCTGTGGAGTACCTTCTATTTCCAAAGCGAGGGTTTGCAAAGTGGTATCAATAGAGAGGAGTTGAGTAAAACTCAGCGTATCGCTACGTTCAAAATTAAACTCACGAATTACCACGTTATCCAATTTCAATCGCAAAACAGCTGTACCGCTGATATGTTGGTTATCGCACACCAGTCGCCAGGTACCTGCGGTTGGAAACTCATAAGTAGGTGCTACAGCTGTGAGTATGTGCTCTTGTTGTGCAGTAGTGAGGTAGTACGGGATATTGCTGTAGAGCACTTGCTGACTAAAATCTTCATCAGTGAGGATATCGCCTGCCAACTCATAGCCTGCATCGGCAAAGCCTGTTTTAAGCACATAAAGCAGATAAGGCATAGGGTGAATGATATTGTAGCTTCTATTAGGCTCGTTACGGGTAAAACCATCTACACTATTACCAAGGTTGATAAATTGCAAAAAATGCTCCCAACCTTTTTGGCTTGTATCTTTAGGGTATACTACTCGCGGGAAATTGTAATCAACTTCGGGGTATTTTTTAGTACATATCTCTTTGGCGTGATCATATATATCCGGCACTCGCTGGCATAATAAAGGGAGGTCACATAGCTTTTTATCAAAGTTGGGCAACTGTTCAAATCCTGAATCTATCTGTGCTGATACTAAGTTGCCTTCTACCGATAGTATTTCAAGAGTACCTTTTCGCACTCTCCCATCTATTATGTGATACCCGTCATATTTCTTCTTAAGTCCTGTTGCATTCAAAGCGGTATAATTACCTATACGCATTCTGAGGTCTGCGTTCATTTGAAATTCGAACGGCAACGAATACTGGGTAAAGAATGTATCTTTAAAACGAGGGTTCTCCTCTTGGTAGGAGATAGAGATACGCGAAAGGTCCAGCACAAATTGAGAAGTAACAAAACTATCGGTCATTTTTTTGATAACAGGTAATAAGTAACAGGGAAAAGCAACAGTAGTAGCCACCAATAACTGAAGAAAATACGGTGTACATCTTTTTGCTTGGTAGTAGTAGTGCTTTGTGTTTTTTGTAAAGTTTCAGATTTTGTCAAAGTGGTTGTAGCACTATTTTGTACAGTTACACTCAGCGTTCCACCCTTAAGGGTGATTTTCTCTACTATCTTTCCATCTACTTCGTGGGTATACTCTAAGGGGGTGTCGGGTCCTACAGTGCTCAACTGATAGCTGAGTAGTGAATGCTGTAAAGAAGCAAACCTTGAGCCCACCGTAGCGAGCTCAGAGGTTTGCGTAGCAACTTTCTCGGCAACAGTCTTCTTAGTGTTACACGAGAGAAAAAACATAAAAAGCAATATGTAAGCAATACGTTTCATTAGCTATTCATTTCTATTGTTTTAATTACACCCTTTAATTTATTAGCATAATTAGGAGCGGTAGCATATCCTGCTTGAGCCACTTCCTCTGCAAACTTGTAAGGGTCGCTTCTTACTAACAATGCCTTTGCGTATCGTTTGTTTTTGAAAAAGAATTGTGCGTGGTCGGTAAAGCATTCTTCGGGCGTGTCGTACTTCCTGAACCAGTCTTTCACTTCATACTTGTATTTACCATTAGGTAATTCATATATAGACATCACTTGCGGAAACTTATATCCTAATTTTGGAGAATTAAGTACTTCAGTAGTTTTTAACAATTGTTTCTTGTTAGCAGGCATTTCCTTGCCTGCTTTTACGCCAAAAAACATATTGCCTGGCGCACTATTCCCCCAACGGCTTTCTAACGCGGCTTGCGCTAAGGTGAAGAGGTGAGAGATACCCGTTTTGCGCTCTGTTTCAATCGCAAAGGGTTTGTATTTTTTTATAAATTCTTTTGGTGTCATTGTTTTTTATTATTAGAGGTTTGCGAGTTTTCGAGTGATTCTGACGGTTCAGACTTTTCAGTCATATAATTGGAAATAGTTTTAACAACTTCTTCTAAGTTTTCGCGATTGATAAATACTTGTTGAATTGCTTGTCCTGCTCTATCTAACCGCACTTTATCTTCGGCTTTTTCGCGTATAGATTTGATTTCGATAGCGCAGAGCACTAACGCCATAAAGAAAGTGACGAATGGAAAAAGCCACAACGACGTTTGATAATAAATTTCTAAATACCAAGAGAGTAACCCATAAATACTATCAACAATACTACAAGCGATGAGCAGGTTGTAATACTGCGCCATCTTGGCAATGGTACGCCTATAACCGTAAGAGGTTCGTGTCTCGCCATTACGTTTAGCCTTACGTAAGCCACTCCAGAGGTCAGCGAATATCATAAGGAGTACAAGAATATAAATACCGAGTAATATCCAAAGAATTACAAATATTTTTTCCATTTAGTTTACTTTTTAACTATTTTTAGAGTTACTATTTCCTTTTTTTTGTATAGTTTACTTACTTTAGTTGAGCCATCCTTTCCATTAATTGTAGAATCTCCGTTAACATACACCATTTGTTTTCCATTACACAAATACAATAAAATAGCAAACTAAAAACAATGCTATAAATATTATATTCGACAACAAACACCATATACTATTTGTTTTAACATCAATTTGTTGTTGTATATTATAATATCGATTAAACTGCCATCTTTGAACATCATCAAAATACTTTCTATCATTTTCTGTTAATGGAAACAATTGAAAGTAAGCAAATCCAAAAAATACAGCTATTGCTATTAAACACACCATTATACATAATAAAACATATAATTCGCTTAATAAACACATTCCTGCTAATATAAATAAAGGAAAAATAATATTAGCACCACGAGTCCAGTTATAAGTTGAACCAAAAACACGCACTATATAATCAAGTGCGAAAAATTTAATTACCAATTTTCTCATATTTGTCTTTTCTAAAAATTTAAAACATTAAGCATTTGAAACATATAATAAAAAAGAATTATCTAACATCCAAGTTGAGAGTTTTGTTTGCTCATTTTGTTTCATAAAATTAAATCTTATATATTTATTATCCAAATGGTATTGTATTAATGAACTATCTAAAAGTTCATTATTTAGTCTTGAGCTTGTTGAATTTTTATCAAAAACTTGACCTGAATTTATAACTCTATCTGATGAAAATTCAATATATTCAATATGTTTATCGTAATATCTTAACCATCTATGCATCTCAATAGCAGTAAGATTAAAATTAAAAACAGTCCAATAATTATCAAGTTGTATTGTGGTTACATTAACACTTTGCCAACCACTATTAACAAAATACATTGTCATTCTATTGCAAAATTTAAAATCCCATATATATTGATGATTTATATTATTCTGCATTATAACATATCCATTTTGATTGTTCCTTTGTTTATGTGGAAATACATTTGGTAATTGTTCAAAATTTAAATTGATAATATTTCCTTTTATATCATCAACTGTATCTCGCAATTTTTCAACCCTTAATTCATCTACATCATCATAACCAACATCAAGCATCGAATAATTTTTCAACCATCTGTTTTCTACGATTGATGTTTTAGTATTGTTGTTTATTTTTAATTTAAATCCTGCAAAACCACCAATTAACAATTCGTTATATAATTGTTTTAAAAAATCATCTGCATTTTGAAGAATAAAAAATTTATATGTATTTGTATCGATTTTCCTAAATTTCATTCCTTCTTCACCATCTTTGGTAAAAGTACAAGGAAATCTTTTCTTTTCTCCATCTATAAACTTATCTATAAATAAAGTTATATATTCTAAATCCGGCAAATCGACCGATAGATTATTGATTTTTAAAATAACACCTTTGTTATTATAACCCCAATCAAAAAATTGTATACTATTCATTTTCTGTTTGTTCTAATAATTCAAGCCGACGTATTAATACACAGCTTTTTAATTTTTAAATATTTCTAATATCAATATAACAATCGCCATCATATATACTTACCACTGCTGTACTGCCCTTTTTGCCGTTAAAAGTGTTATCACCAGTATAGATAATATTTTTGCTCTCACAAGTAAAAGTTACCACCCCTTCGTTAAATACTTTACGGAAAGAAGACGAACCTAAGTCACCTAACCCCTTTACATCAATATTAGCATTAGCAGTGACAAAAAATATTAAATTTCGATGATTTTTATTTAATGAAACATTCCCAGTGATTAGAGAACCTACTTTTATTAAATCTTCGTATAGAGCTAAATCCTCAGGAGCAGGTGACCAATCTGTAGGTATATCACCGAATTCTATTTTAGGATTAGAGATTTCAACTTCTTCAGCTGTAATTTGCGAAAATATTCCAGAAACAACAACATCTTTTATTGTTTTATTTGGAAGAAGAGTAAAAACTCTATGAAATCTTTGACCTTTAATAGATTTACCAACATCATCGGCGGAAACATTTAACCAATAATTAAAATATTGTGATGTGTCATCTGTAAAACTAATTGCACCTTCAAAACCCAACCGACTTTTTGGTTCAGCAGATGTTATGTTCTTGTAACGAATGTAACAAGAAATAACAATAGGTAATGTAGGCTGTTCATTCAATATTTTCTTAAAGTCGGGTGACATCCCAATAACACCTGTTATCGCACTTGCTGATGATGTTATTAAAGTTTGTTTAGAGTTTAATAAGTAATTCCTTCCACCTATCTGTAGATTACCAACAGCTTTTTTAAAAGCCTCAGATAATTCAGCAGAACTCCTTTCTATAAGCTTTTTAAGGTCTTGTGCCGTACCACTATACCCTCCACTTTGTAACGCGCTACTAATCTTCTTACGTTCTTCTTCAGGTAATATTACGGGGACATTTTTATTAAACACCAAACGCTGTAGTGCTTCTTTGGCAGCAGTAGGATTGTCATATAACACACCGTCAATCTCTACTTCACTCACCAAGGCTTCGAGGATAGAGAAGTTAACATCGGAGGCTGAACGCACCACCAGGCGATCGTTATCTACTTGAGCTGTGAAGTTGCGAAGCACGAGTATACCATTGTACTCGAATACGTATTCTTGTAATTCTCCTGTAAGAGGATTTATTTTGTATTTTGGCTCCATTTGTTTAGGCTACTTATTATGGTGCAAAGGTAAATTACTCTTTATTTAATAAAAAGGACAAAAAAAAGACCCTGCTAAGGCAAGGTCTTACGGTACATTTTCCAAAGGTAGGTCTCTTCTTCTCTCTCCTGCACGAGCTCTATGGTAAAGCCCAATTCAGTGAGAGCTTCGTATACGTCGTGCTGGTCTATAGGCTCAGTAGGAAATACCCCCAGAGCCATTTTCAGCACCTGCAGGGTGCTCTTGTACACCTGCTCACTATGTTCCTCCTCCTGCGGACTGTAATATTGCAGGAGGAGGGTTTTAAGGATTTCTTTATAGTCGTTCATTTTTCATTAAAATAAAAAATCCGTGAGTGGGTGTTGCGTAATCAAGAGCACGAATGCTTTTGTTGTATAGCATTACTACTATACACACCTTCACGGAATATTGTTAAAAGAATTATTTATCTTGCAACATTGTACAAGTGTTGCTCTTGATTACGCGCGTGCAAATGTAAGGACAAAAAAATAACCTGCAAAAAGTTATGCAGGTTATTTTTATTAAAAATTCATTTTTATTAATATTTTCCACCCAATGCTTTATAATATTGAATTGTTTCAAGGATAGATTTTATTTCATTTTTAGAAATTATTCGCTCATCGTAATATTGTCTTCCTATAAATCTTACTTTTATAGGATTTTTAGCGTATGCTATAGCTTCTATTAAAGAAGTATTAGAACTTTCTACATTGTCATCAAACCACTCCCATATTTTAGTATTATTATCTCTCTTTATATTATTAGGATTGTAGTCCAATACATTACCACCAACATTAAATTTAATGCTTTGAATGAACAACCAATTATCTGCTGTATATTGACCTACAAAGCGAAGGTTAGTTGGGTATCCTTCCTTTGTTTTCATAAAATAGAGATAGAAACCATTTTGACTTCTATATTTAGGCTTGGTTTTAGGTTCTATCCAAGTATATCCCTCAAATTCATCTTTTTTTTCTTTAAATAAAGAGGCTAATTCTTTTACTTTTGAAGAGTCAATATCAGATAATCTTTCTTTTTCCAATCCACTCATTATATTATCTAATGTGCTTGGTTTCGACATAATCTCTTTTTCTATCTCTATTATTGCTTTTTCACGTGAGACAAAAGAAATATTAGATATTTCTTGTCCATTTGGACTATATAGTCTAAATGTTTTCACTGTTTTATTAGAAATATTATGTTTTTTTAAATCTTCCTTTAATTTTTTAGATACTAAGAATTTTTTATAAGCCCTTAAGAAAGCTAAAGTATCATTTTTTTCAGTTAAAGTTTCTTCTTCCTCCTGTGTAGTTAGAGCTTCTTCAACGCTTTCAACGTACTTATAGTTCTTATCGCAAGCAAGAAAAACTAATGTTATACAAATGATTAATTTTTTTTTCATACTGAATTATTTTTGATTTTGTTAATAATTAAATATTTTTGTACAAGAAACCAGATACAAAAATACTAATAAATTTTTTCTTCTGCAAATTTTTATTCACATTCTTTCACTAAATATAAATTTATTTTTTCCTCTGAAAGCTCTTCTCCATTACAAATTACTTTAAAACCTAAATGATTTGTCCTCATATAGGATATCCAACGGCGTACAATTACATCCATATATTGAGGGTCAAATTCTACTCCTCTACACGTTCTCCAATTCATCTCACAAGCAATTAAAGTGGAACCAGAACCAAGGAATAAATCACCTACAATGTCTTTTTGTTGCGAACTATTTTTAATGAGATATCCAATAAGCTCAATAGGTTTCATCGTAGGGTGGTCTGCATTTTTCTTAGGCTTGTCAAATTCAAGAACGGAAGACTGTTTTCGGTCAGTGTACCAGGGGTGTTTGCCTTCCGATTGCCAGCCATAAATAATTGGCTGATGTTCTTTTATTTGTTCTACATCTTCAATTTCTCCCACCAATATAGGCTCGTGTTTCATATGATAGTCTAACCGACCTAATACGAATTGATTCTTTACCCAAATTAGTACGTTTGAAATCTTGTAACCAGCTTTTTGCATTGCTGTTCTAAAATTCACAGCTTCGGAATCTGAATAGAATATATAAGTAGGGCAACCAATCATTGAATGATTAAATGTGTTTTGATAAAAATTATAAAGAAACTCAAAAAATGCCCCATCACTCATTTTATCATTTTTGATTTTTAGTTTTTCTTTTGTGCCTCCTTCATAATTTACATTATAAGGAGGGTCCGTTACTATTAATTGAAAAATTTCATCTCCCAGCAGTTTTTTGTAGGTTTTTTCTTTGGTTGAATCACCGCAGATAACCTTATGTGTAATTCCCTTCTGCGTTGAAACCAATTCAAAAATATCACCTTCCTTAGATTGAATGTTTTTAGGGGGTATAACATCTACCTCTTCTTCTACTTCTATCCTCACAGCGTTTTCTGATTGAATAAACTCATCAAATGAGGATATATCAAAACCTATTTCTGCAAGGTTAATATCAGAGAAGAATTCAGATATTTTTTCATAGTCAAATTCACCATTGAGAATGTTTGAACGAAGGTTGTATTCCTTGAATTCTTCTTCTGTAAGTTTTCTATTAGGAATGCGTACATCTATAATTTCTTCACCTCTACCTAATTCAAAGAGAATTACCACTCGTTGATGTCCACCTATAAGGGTATTGTCAATATCTATTACAGGAATCTCTACCAAATTAAATTTTTCCAATGATTTTTTAAGGCGTTCTTTATCTATATCAGATATTTTTCGAGGGTTGTATTCGTAAGGGACAAGTTCCGAAACTTTTCTTTGTACAGTGTACCACTCTAAGGGTGCTAATAATTCATTCATATTTCAAAATTTATTGTTAATACTTCTTGTCTTTTTTTGTTTTTTGTATGGCTACTCCCTAAGTGTAACAATACTTTATGTTGTTTCCAACTAAACTGATTAACATACTTTTCTAACTCTTCATTCTGATAGGAACTCAAGATAAATTTTCCCTTAATCTGTGATAAGGTATTAAGAAGTTCATTAAAATGCTCTTGAGTATATCCTCCGTAATGTCCTTGGTTTGCTCCTATATAAGGAGGGTCTATATAGTGAAAGGTGTTGGGGGTATCGTATCGGGCAATTATTTCGGTAGCATCGTTGTTGTCTATTTGGACTCCTTGAAGGCGTGCTGAGTAGGTATCGGTGAAGTTGATGATTTTGTTATTTAGAGCTGATACATTCTTGCTGTTGGTAGTAATGCGACAGTTGCCTACTTGGTTAGAGAAACCGCAGTTAGTGGCGTACCAAAACGCCCAGGCGCGTTGCACTTCAGTGAAAGCAAAGGGAGCGTGGTAAATAACGAGGGCGGACTTGTAGGCTTCACGGCTCACAACTGACTGTTGCACAAGGTTTTGTAGTTCGACAAAACGGGTTTGTAAAACTTTATAAAAGTTGTAGACATTGGCGTTGAAGTCGTTGATGATTTCAGTTTTGACGGGTGTTTTTGCCCAAAATACTGCTCCTCCGCCAAAAAATGATTCTGTATAGATTTCGTGCTTGGGAATCAAAGGCAAAATGTAAGGAAGCATTGTTTGTTTACCTCCATAATAACTTATAGGTGTTCTTTGCCAAATTTTTGATATAGATTTCATTAATTTTATTTTTTTATTTGAATTAATTTTGTAATTTTGCAACTCCTACATCTAAAACAAAAATAGCCAACAGGCGGAAAGACTTAAGTCCTCCGTTGCCTGTTGGCTTATTATTTAAAAGATGTAGGAGTTTTTTAATTAATAACGGAGGACTTTTTTTAATTTTCCTCCTTTGGTTTTACCTCATATTTTTTGCTCTTATTTTAGCTTTTCCCTAAGGGACAACTTTCGAAACTTTTTTTTCAATTTTTTTTACTAAAAGCTTTATCTGCTCCAATTCCTCTGTTTTTCTCAATATTTTTTCCTGCAAGGTAAAGTTGCCTCTCCCACCCTCCAAAGGGAGAACTGTGTAGGTTGCTTGCTCGCGCCACTTCTTTAGGCTCTTCTCGCGTGATACGATGTTACTGCGTAGGGTGTGCAGGCGTTGCACAAGTTGCACGGGGGTGAGGTGCTGTAGCTTGTCTGGCAAGCCTCCTCCTACCGTCTCCAAAGGGAAAGCAGAGGAAAGTATGCGCTTGTACTTAGTCCAGTGATTGAGCACAGCATCGCAAGCGTCCATCTCTTCAAAGAGTTGCCACAGCTGTTGTTGCAGGTTGCGGGCTTTCTCTTCCTCCTTGGCGGGCAAGGCGTTGAGAGCGAGCTTCAACGAACAGGCTTGTAGCCAATGATTCTTCTTAGCTAAGTAGATAGGGTGTAAAACTGTGGGGTAATCAACAATGAGAGGGGTATTTTCTTCTTTTGGCTGACTTTTCTGACCAATCTGAATCATCTGACTGCCCTGAGTATCCCCTAATTTGCTTATTCCCAAATTTGCTAAATTACTCATCTCCCTTCTCAGCTTTGCTTCATTCTCGAGAGAGTAAATGCGAGAAACGCCTTGAAGATTGCCTCCAAGGCGTTCAAACTCGCTGAGTAAACGCTTGTATTGTTCGCGGTAATTAATCACGTTTCTCTTTTTGTACGGGCGAATTGCTATTCGCTTCTACCTTCTTTAATGCCAACGCTCTTTCCAAAATGGGGACATCGGGCGGATATTGTGTTTTCTTCTTTTCGATGAGCTTTTGCAAAGTTTCGGAACTGGCATTCTTCAACAGTTCGGCAGCAGCTTCTTCCAAGGCTAAGTATGGGAAGCCTTTAAGATAAA